CATTGATCAATATCTTTTCTATCAATTTCTATTTTCTGTTGTTCAATATCAAGTGTCATAATAACATTATGACATAAAAAAAAGCCCCGTGCAGGTTATGCACGGGGCTTTATGGTAAATATTATTCAATACTTATTTAGTCTTAACCTTTGTCTTGACACCAGCAATCTCGCTAGTCTTGACAGTAAGCTTGCCTGTATCAACAGACTTTGCACTATTCATTTCTACACGAGTAGCCTTAAAGAAAAGCGACTTCGATGTTGAATCAAAGCGGATAACGATTTTGTAACCCAACTTCTTAGCCTGGGCACGAATTCTTTGTTGCATTGAATTATAAGCATTACCTGCTTCAATTCCATCAATGCGGAATGGATTACCATCATTTACTGACTCATTTAGTGCAGCAATAATCATATTCAATTCCTCAGACTTGCGACCAGCCCTAGAGATTTCAGGAAGCGTATCTACTTTATTTAATTTGAATGTTGACATTTTATTTCTCCTATTAGTGGTTTTCGTGGATAGGTTGCCGATATTGACTCCCTATTTCTTAACAAGGACACTATCAGGCTTTATGGTAAAAAACTCACTCAGGACAAAAAAAGTAATTAAATTTAAATAATCGACTTAAAACTCAACATCAGTCTCATCTAATTTACTGATATAATCCTTGAGCTTTTGTAACTCTAATTTTATTACAGTATTTTCAACCTGAATACTGGCAATTTGCAATGCCAATTGATTGATCACTTCTTCATGAGTAACCTTAATATTTTCTAAATGTTTTCTAGCCATATAGATGCATCCNCCTTTGTTTCANTAAATCCGGGAGCAAATCCCCCGAGTTCTCTATTATACACTTGCACAGTACCAAAATCTTCCAAATCTTCATTCATTTCAAAATACCGATCTGGACTAAGAATTTCAATTTCTACATCTCCATCAATCACCATATTCTCAATACAAACAAATGTCGCACCAGTAACAGCATCGGCTAAGTCTTTTGATCCTGAGTTTGGGTGATCAATTTTATTATTTCCAAACAATCTAAGTTTTAGCAATTCTTCTTCAACTAATAGCTCATTCCAATAACCACGCAATCTCGTATCATAAATAGCAGTCATTAAAGTATCATAATCTGTTTTCTTTACGGAATGAAAATCAGCATTGATACCTTGTCCCCTTAGGCTTTGAATCATCTCAATTGATTGCCAGCGGTCAAATGTAACCTTAGCTACATCAAATTTCCTACATAAATCAACAATCATCTGCCTAATAGATGAGAAATTAATTTCTTGGTTAATACTTGCTTCCCAAGAATAAACCAAATCAACATTGATAATAGGTAGTTTCTCAACTCCCATTAATGTTTTAACTTCTTTCAACCCGGTGCAATGCACCATGCTAAGCGCAGCTCTGTCTCGTTTTAATGCCAAGTCGATATGAATAAATCTTACTTGCTCATCAGTTTTATTAAACCAAGGTTTAAAATTTCCATCTTCATCAATTGGATTCTCGCTATACATAAATGCTTTTCTAACCAAATCCGGATCTCTAAAGTAAGCATCTTCCATGTTTGGAGGTTCACATTCAAAACGAGCTCTTGCTTCAACTGGGTTTCTAATATATTCAGATTCCAATTGCTCACGCTTAATAGTAGGATTAACTTCCCATGTTGCAGCTTTTATAGTCCAAGTCTTTGGTTCTTTCTTTTCTCTTGAATTAAAATATCTCTGCTGAATAAAGTCACCTTTATAACGAGGGAATGACAATAGAATAACTTTACCAACTTCTGGAAAGCGAGACATGATCGATAACTTACTCATATTATAAATCGCAGACGCAGAGCCCTTTGATCTTGTTTCCCCACGCAATTCTGCATCTGTTTTAAAGGCGGCAATTTCATCCAAAATAATTGTCATTACTTCATAACCTTCCCAACCTTCAGATTCAGAGTGACCAGAAAAACATCTAACAGGCTTAGAAAAGAAAAATATTTCTGATACTCTTGGTTCAAATCCAACTCTATTAAAATAAGGAGATCTAAGTAATAAGTTCTTAAATGGTTCAAAGAACACTCTCTGAGCTTGCTGAGCGTTTACAGCAAGGTTTAGAAGGTCTATATAGACACCATGAGCCTTACCGTAATAAATTAATGGATCTCTAAGGCAATGGATTAGATATACCGTATACGCCATAGATATTCTTGCGCAATGGTCTTTCCCGGATCCTTTGCCAAGCATACAAATAACTTCATTGTCAGTATATTTTTGATACCATTCTTTTCCCGCTTCTTCCCCTAAGATAGAAATTAATGTACGCTCTTTATAAATCTGTGTAGAATGTCTTACAATTTCCAATTGAATATCAGAAAGCGGGGGCAAACCTAAATATTCTTTATCTTGTACAAATGTTTGAATATCTACAGGAGTTTCGGTAAGATCATCTTGACGCAAAAGACGATCAAAATCTTTTAAGTCAAGGTTCATTCCCATGAAATCACTCATATGAATCCTCCGATAACTTCTGACATGGTAGTTTTATACCTTTATGAGGGCTTAAAATGGGTCTCATTTTATAAACCTTTATGAGAGCGTTTTCCCTATTCATTTTATGAATTAATCTCGCAATCGACGCATAGAGGGAGAGATTTCTTTTTCTTCTTAGAAGTCTTCACTCCCCATTTATTATTCGCTAAACCAGAGTTTTGCACCATTGCCTCAAGTGAGGTGATGTAGTCAGCAGTTTCTGGATAGAAAAACTTTAACATTTCAAATTCGCCCGGCTTGGCATAGCAACCGCACAAGCATTCTCCAGACATATGAAGATTGTTTGATACTGGATTGGTCTGGACACTATGGCGCTCTCTGTATTCTTGCATGTGAGAATCAGTCCAGTGATTTATTGGTGAGATCCATATTACAGAATATTCTTTCATTAAATCAAAAGTATTAACTTTGCGCCGCTCTGACTCAAAGTACCTCATGCCGGCAATGAAAGCAATATTTTCTCTCTTGCCATTCTTGATAACAGACTTGCGAACATTTCTTAAAGCCCGCTCTTTAAGCGAGGAATAAACTCTGGTATGCGATGCTGGGCCAGGGAATCCGTATTTAGTAATGTAGTCAACATAAGTATGACCTTGCGGAGGGTGTTGCTCGATCAGCTTCACNCCAATACTGCTGCAGGTTTCACGAACAAATTTACGAGTGTCTTCCACACCGATGCCAGTGTTGATATGTACTGCAGCATCAATTTTATTTTTAAATAGATGTAACAACACTGTGCTATCTGATCCACCAGAAAATAAACAAGTCTTATAAATTATTTTNGGATACTTCGTCAAGGCATACTCAAATATCTTGTTGCTAATATCAATAGCTTCGTCCAGCGTTAACTTGATTGCGTCATCTGGAGAAACAAAGATATGCTTCTCTCTTTGCATTTCCGCCTGTCGGTCACGAACTTTAACCATTATCCATATCCATAATCTGGAATGCAATTTCTAATTCCTTACGAACTTCGTTTGCAATCTCTGGGTGTATCGAGATGACATCCCTCAAGACTTTGGATAAGATTTGATTTACATTCTCAGCTTTCTGCATTCTTGCAATGTATTGATTATCGGTGGTATTGCCCGTAAGAAGTTTATGAAGTTGCGCTTTCTTTGTCGCAAGCTCCCCAGCCAGTTTGATAGCCTGAATTCTTGCCGGGATCATTCCATGATCGGTTGCAATGTTTACAGTTTCCCAAGCTTCCTTGCTCAACTGGTCAAATTCTTGCAGAGCTTTAATAGTGTTGAACTGTAGCTTCTCTAGAAAATATGGGTCATCCTCTGCCTGACGATTTAGAATCTTTTTGTATTCTTTAATATATGATTTTGTTTTATCAATATTTAAAGAAAGGAGGGTCGAAATTTCGGCATAGTTATAGCCTTTAACATAAAGTAAGCCGGCTTCTTCAACCTGCTTTAATTCATCTAAAAGTGTTTCACCTTGATATCGTTCAATGTCTGACATAGCTTGTATAACATTTTATCACATAAACCTACGGATATTTATGTTTATGCTATTACTTCATCAACTTCTATAGGATCAAACTTAGGGAACTTCAAAGGGACACCATAAATCTCTGCCTCTTTCTCAAGAGTTTCATAGTCATAACCGTGAAGTTTTACAAACTCAACTCTATAGTTATACCAGGCTTCAACTGCTTTCCAGAATTTTGGATCAGTAGTTTGCTCTAATTCAATCAATTCTTCTGGGGGTAGCATAAAGCTAAGAACGCCAAGCGGCATATAAACAACCATATTATACCCAGAATCTTTACCTTCCGAGTATTCTTTCAGGTAGTCTTGAAACTGCTCAATCACCTTAACAACAGCATCGCCAGAGAAGAAATCAATAGACCCATGAGCATTTCTGATTCTTGGGCAGTAATTATCTACTGTAGTGATCGTCCCGAATGTTCTGCAAACCATAGGGCGGTATCCATATATAGTACATCCACCTTTATAGAAAGCACACTTGCGCTTCGTCTCCCCGCCAGCTACCCAATCTTTATCGAACATTGCTTCCTTTAATGATGAAACCACTCCGTCCATCCATGTATCAGCATGCTCTTTACCTTTATCTTCAAGATACAGGTAGTACTGTTGACGCAGTTTAAAAGCAATGTTTGCGCACTCACCCATGTGAATAACCAAACCTATGCTGCAACACTCACCTGAGCCTAAGCACTTATATTTTGTTTCATTCTGCTTTGCTTCAATAACCCGGACTTGATTATAGATCATATCCAGCTTTGCAAAACCATAAATATCTTTAGTAGTAACAGCTCTTTTCATCTTCCCATTCCTTTTCTCTGATTCTCAGCTCTTTTTCTCAGTTCTCTCTTACGCTTCTCTGCATCAATCTGGGCCTGAGATTTGGCTCTCTTGGGTCCACCGGCACCAAGATTCCTGCCCTTGCCTCGAAACTTAAGTAAATCATACTTCTTAACCCAGTTATAAATAGCTTGAGGACTAACCTCAATATTATAACTTTCCTTCAAGTGTTTGCAAATATCAGTTAAGTTCATCCTTCTCTGGACATACATCTCGTAAAGAAAACTTCGGTCCTTATATGGTTCATTCGCCATTAGTGACCTGCTGTATCTTTTTCGTTGCGTACCATAAACCAATACCTGCAGCATCTATAATATCATCATCATTAATGCCAATATCGCCTTCTGCAAAATATTTTGTAACAATATCCCGAACCCTCTTCTTTCTTTCATTTTTTAATTTAATTTGCAGCGATCCCTTTTCTCCGTTATCTCCAAATATCTCAGCGTCTTTCTTTGAAAGATTTTTATAACCAATACCTGATTTCCATGTAAGTGGATTGACATCAGATACGGTGCATCGCCCCCCGCTAAGAACACCCCAGCTGTAACCNATAATATAAGAGATTATCCGACTCGTTTCNAAATTNTGAACATAGATTGATTGCTCAATAATTGCATGCTTTGGACTATACTTTTCAACAATCTCATCAAGCCCAGTATGGATGGCAGAGAACTTCATAGAGATGTTTTTATCTTTTTTATAATCGATTTTGCCGCATGTAATTAAAACTATCTTATCACTACTAACATCATAAATAACCCAAGCTAATGAGTGGGATGAGGGATCTATTGCAAGGATGCGTGTTTCCTTTATTGAAGACACTACTGATTTAAGACTCAATCCATGCCTCGCCTGGCGTTTTCTTCCGACCAGCCCCATGAGACCAATCTTTTTACAAAACGCTCTCGCTTGCAAGATTCACAAATTAATTCTTTATTGTATCTAGATAATACGGTATCGCATGATTTGTTCTTGCATACCCTTTTCTTATCTTTATTAGCCTTTTTCTCATAATAACTTGCTAAAAGATTTCTGTTGGTTACAACTTTCCGACATTCCGGAGAGCAATAAATCGCATTGTAGACTTTTGCATGAAATTTTTTGTTGCATTCTTCATAAGCACAGATTTTAACTTCTTCATTAAACATCTGTCAATTCGCATAAATAATACCTAGAACGGTTCGTCCCCTCTTCCATTATCATCTTGCACCCCTTCTGCCCAGCAGTGAGCAACCAAGTCACAAGAGTTACAGTTAGCCGATGTCCTCTTGTATGGTTGCACTGGAATTTCTTGACTCAAATATGAGCTATAGAATTTCCTATATTTTTTAAATAGTTTGTCAATAAACTCTTGATCCCTCTCAATAAAGATAGGAAGAATTTGTTGGTTATTTTTGTTTTCATAGATTACAAATCCTGAGTCAAGATTTAAGCACTCCATGTATATTTGGGCTTGTCGGTAATGTTCGTCCTTTGGTTTATTATGTAATTGTCTGTAGTGAAAACCTTCTTGACTTATTGATTTAAGTTCAATCAGTTTCTCTCCATACCAATTAATTATACCATCCGCAGTGCCCTCAATTGGTGGACTATCATGATTAACACGAATTTCTTCCGCAATAAGGATACCCATATCTCTGAGATAACTATAAAGCCTCTCATGGACTGCATGACCATTATCAAAAATACGATATGTCTGAGGACTAAATGACGGGGTTACATTGACCCCTTCAAACATATAGTACCAATACCTAGCACACTGGTTTGTGTAACTAGGATGAAAACCCTTAACTTGCTTAAATTTAGTTTCATTACGAAGAGATAGATGCTCATTGATAGCAACGACCAAATCTTTCATAATGACTTCTTCACTAACCGGGGCTACCGCCTTAGGGTTGCGTAACTGCTGTAGAGCTTTCATTGATTCATTCCTTTTGCTGCCAGTTTAAGGGCGTTTATATTTTCGGTTAAAGCTTCATACATTGTCTTCCAAATATCATTAACAAACTTGTCTTGCTCGCTCATAATAGTAGATCTTCTTTTAAAAGCCTGGGATTTTACAATCATCAAAGTTCTATACCCAGCTAAAATATTGGCATACTTGATAGCCTGCATACCAATATACTGCTCAGGGTTCTCAACAATGTCCTGAACAATCCGGATGCAATCAATAAACTCTTTTGACTTCTCACCCATCTGCTGGGCAAGAAACTCTGTATCAACAATAATATCGGGCACTTACTGATCCTTTCTAAGATCTTCTGTCTTAACAACAGCCTGCTTCACTAAAGTCTTCTGTACTCCAATATGATACTTGTACACATAAAAACCAAAATAATGACCGTCATCCCAGTTATAACTCACACCAAAAGACCGCCAATGAGACATTTTGTCACAAAAAAGCACATACTTCTTTGCTTTACTCATAATCGCTTCCCTTCACAAGTTCCTGAAACACTTCCCAATCTATTATAGCGACCTTTGTCTCCGAATTCTCTCCGAACACAACAGAAATACAAGGATATTTATAGTTAGAATTCCATGCATCCTTACGCATCTTAGCCCACGCCTTCAAAGTTAAAGTAAAAGTCTTCTCATTATGTTTATAATCCAAAAGAAACTTATTCAACGAAGCATCACCCTTCCTAATCCCACGACCAGAGTTCTTAACAGCTTTCGCCTTATCCCTCTTAATTTCCTCTTGCTCAGTTCTTTTCACTAGGAACTTCTTTTCTTGCTGCCTCTAGCTTCTTCATGTGCCCGAATTGCTTCCAAGCGCCGGATAACAAACGAATCCTTATCAGACGAACAAAATACCAGCGCGTCATACAACTGCTCCGCAAGATAATACTCTTTCCAATACCGACTCGTCTGAATCTCCAAAGCCCTGCGAATACGCTTCTCCTGAATCTCCAAGTCCTCGATTCTTTGCATAATCTTTTTTCTCATACAAACTCCTATTCATCATCCTCCACCCCCCTGTCACCACAAAAAGGATCCTGAGGAACAGGCTGTGCACAATGGCACAGATATGTTCTCACACCAATAACAATCACGCAAACACCACTACAGAATCTTCTTCCCAATATCTTCAACCTGCTCATCAGACAAATCAATCGCACCCAACCCATTCCACTTACTATCCTCATAAGCATACCAAGCACCCTTACGGACAATAACACCCATATCAATAGCAATATCAATAAGCTCACGCTTACGATCAATCATCCCCATTTGTGGCAGCACATAATAATAACCCGTAGCACCAATAGTCGGAATCTGCTTCGTCTTTTCAACAGTCCAAGTCGCCCGTTGAGAAGTAATCATATTATTATCCTCACGCTCCATCTCGCCCTTGGACATAGAGAGAAACAACTTAACAATATTATGCATATTATGATGAACCGTATTACCCATCTTCGCCTTCGTAATCGCATACATACCACTCAAATCAACCGTTTGATGAGCAACAAACAACATAATATTGCGCTCCTTATGCAAATAATTCACCAACTTCTGCAAAAAATAGCCCTGCGAACGAGCCGACAAACCCATCGCCTTACCACCCTCAGGCTTATCATAAAACTCTTCCTTCACAATATTAGACAAAGAATCAAACAAAAAAATATGCTTCTCCTTATCATCCGTCAGATACCCAATCAAATTCTTCATGATATCCTCAACAATAGTAGACTGAATCACCACCACATCACTAATATCCAAACCACACTTCTCAGCATACGCATCATTATAAGAAGACTCAGAATCAACAATCACAGGACGATACCCCATCCTCTGCGCCTCCGCCATAATCCGAAAACACATAGTCGTCTTACCCACCGAAGGCGTACCCCAAAACAAATGAGTCGCACCAGTATTTAAACCGCCACCCAAGGCCCGGTTCAAACCGATGCTGGGAGTCGGAATAACATCATGGATAGGCATCGTGTCGCCCTTACGCTTGTCTACAATTAACATATTTCTCCTATTTCGTTAAAGATTAATCACAATGATAACACACTGGTGACACACAGTTGCCAACAACTACTATAAATTAAACATCCATTCGCCAACTTTATTAGCATCATGTTGAAAATCGACGGCATTTATAAAAGACCGATACGCACTCTCAGACATATCATCCAGCAAATCACGGTTGGTGATTAAATTAGCAACAGCTTGCGCTGCATCAGAATGGCTCATTGTATCTAAATCAATAAAGTTGTTTTTATTAAACAGTTCCTCGCCCAAGCAATCCTTATAAAAAGAGCTTCTTGTGATAATAGGCTTGCCACAGGCATACGCATTGTACAGAATATGACCATAACCATCACCCCCATCTTTTACATGAAATATCAAATCATTCTGCCTCATAGAGTCAGCCAGTAATTTAGGGCCGGCAAAATTTCCATCCCTGCACTGACCGCCATAGCTTTTAAAAATCACCTGCCCCTGCAACTCTTTTTCTAATATATTAAAATCAAGATGACCTTGCGGCATGTTTTGCAAAACATTGATATAACTACTGACTTTACTCACCCCATAATACTTATAGGGCTTAAATATATCCAAGTCAAACTCTTGATGGTAATACACAGCATTAACAGATGACCAGTCTCTTTTTTTAATAGACGCAAGGACATTGTGACCGCTTACAAAACTTTCTGACCAGTTATTACCTACATGGACTATAAGCTTAGCCCTTGGCTGATACTTACTTATCAAGTCCTGATATAAAGGTATGTGCTGCGGGATTGAAGCAATAACATAATCAAAATCAATTTCTTTAAATCTATCTAAAGTAATTGCTTTATGCGTTGACCCCAACCCCGGATCATATACATGGTGCACTTGATCCTGCATATTATTAACAACATTCAAAGCAGGGGTTTTGTCAGCCAGCACAGTTGTTTCTATATCAAGAAACTGTTTTGCAGTATCCTCTAAATCATTGATCGCCCAGTAGCCATTATAAAACCAATCCATCCCGATAGGTCTATAAACATTAGCCCCTAGTCTATCTTCAAATAAAAGGACAAACGATCTTAATAAAGAGTTATGATGGAAGTCAGTAAATATATTCACTGCTATTTTTCGAAATAAGCCAACCCAATTGTTGGACAATTATCAGTATCTACAAACTTAGTAGATGTGACATCGTTGAAATCCGATCCGATTAAATCATTAAATTCTTTATATATATCTTTCGTAGATGCAACTCTATGGAGCTCCGCAACAATCTTATCAATCTTAGAAAGAGAATCGCTTGACACCCCACTGAACGCACTCCACTCAGCACCTTCACAATCGATTTTTAATAAATTAACAGATTCAGTGTTCTTCAGAGCATCATCAATACTGATTGTATCAACTTTAATTTCTCGCCCCTGGGTCCACAAATTTTCTTGCCATTCAGAAGAATCAATTGTATTTCCGATAAAACGATGGTGAGCACCAGACTCAGTGTCTTCATTGCCATAACGCAGCACTACAGACTTGCCTGAAATATCACCAATGGCTTTTTTGTGCAAAGTAAGATTCTTAGTCCAGCCATTTATTTCCACATTTTTCATAATTAATTCTGTATTTTCAGGGAGTGGTTCAACAGCAATAACCTTGAATCCACGACTAAGAAGTGCAAGTGTGCAGCCTCCAGCATGAGCACCAATATCCACGCATACACCACCATTTGAATTATCAAGATCAGCAATCTTGTACTCATCTTGTGTAATGCAAGAATACAATGTGTTCCAATCATTTGTTCCTTCACGACAAAATACAATTATCTCAGTGCCCCAAGGCGCTACAAACTCGTGTCTACTATATTGCATTTAAAAATTCCTCCCATTGTTTAATTATTTTCTTTTTACCAAACATCTCAATCGCCAAAGCTCTTTGTTTTTCACTCATCTCTTTTGCAAAATCAATATCATTTAACATCATTTGTGTTTTTTCAAACATTTGCTCAACATTATCACAAACCAAACCGCCAATTTGGGCTAATATCTCATCAACTTCATAGAAATCAAAACCATAAATGATGTGCGCCAACTCTTTACTTATTGCAACGATTGGTAAACCCATCATTAATGCTTCAATGAAAGAGAGTGTATACGAAGCTGGCGCTGTACCGCCGTAAATCATCACCCTAGATTCCTGCATTTTTCTGATCTGAGTGCTGTATGGCACAGCACCGCCATTGCGAATACCAAGATCATCATTACCTGGCCCATAGACAGTACCGTTATACTTATCTATCACTCTAATAACTTCTTCGTAATGGCAGTGAGTTCTTCTCCCTTTCAGGCTTTGAGCAAAACTGACAACCCCGCCAGTACCAACCCAGCCTTTAAAATCATCCTCATCTTTACAAAACCTAATCAATACATCCTCTCCAATGTAATTGGAGAGAGTTCTTTCTTTTGGAGAATATCTAATAATTTTCAATCCCTCATCTCTCATCTGGGAGAGGGATGCCTCGACACCTTCCGTAGACTGCCCAATAGTTCTCCAAATAACTTTTTTATGCTTGATCCTGTCCCAGTTTTCTATAATGACATCAGGCGAATGCATTACAATAATTACATCAAATGGATCTATTAATTCCATTGGCAAATTTGTTTTAGGATTATCCAAGGATATATTTGCATAATCTTCATGGTAAATAGCCCCTTTTATCCCTGGTCTGGGGAGAGTTAAATGACCACGAGGGTCAATGTATGCACCGTTGGAGAACACATCGTGCCCAAGATCAGTTAGCAGCTGGACCTCATCGTACTCCAAAATAGAATGACAACTAATATAATGAATTTTCATCCATGCCCCGTTTCTTTCAACACTTCTCGACATCTCTCAATATACTTTTGAGAAACTTTTTCCCATGTCATATTTTCATTAATATGCAAAGCTGATGCATATGTCTTAGCAGCTACTTCATCATAATTATTCGCAACATACAACATCTTGTCACACAGATCATCAAAGATCGGCTCACCCCACTCACCAGCGTTTGAATATCTACCAGCCATATTCTTAGTCCCCCAAATGAAATCAAGGGGAACTGACATATGAGCAAAATCTGTGCAGGCTAAAACATTTGTGCAGATTGTAGGAATACCTTTCGCAATCCCTTGAAATGGAATATTCCCCCACCCCTCGCCGCTTGTCGGGAATAGCAAACAATCTGCTCTATCATAAATTTCACCGAGCGTTTCATGGGATACTTCATCATCAATTAATTCAATTTGTGGATGGTTTACAGGTCCACGCTCTCCGCCTCTAAAAATTCTGGCATCCGGAGGCCCATTCGACTTATAAATCAATTTATAATCATAGTTACCTTCAAACACTTTTAAAAAAGCATCAACAGACATTTGAGAATTTTTACGAGTTGATGGAGAACCGACTGATAGGAAAGTAAATGGAGAGTGAGCTTTTCTTAGTTTTGGAAAATAAATCTTTGGGTCAACCCCTAATTTAAATTCGTAAACTGGTTTGGTCACTCCAGAATTAATAAATACATCACGCATTGCGTGAGTGCAAGTCCATATTTCATCCATTTCATTGCATTGGACAACCCAGTCGGCAGGTAATTTATTAGTTTCCCAAAAAGTATACCCAATTGAATATATTTTAGATTTTGCAAAAGTTTCTGGAACGGAGTGGTTTATGACAATATCGTCAGCGTACTCTCCTCTTGCGAAATACCCGAGGTTAACTCCCATTTGGACCCGACCAATTTCATCTGGCAGTGATGGCTTGCTTCTTCTAATTGGCAAACCGCTGGGGCCGATGTGCTCCCATAAGCAATCCGGGGTATAGCC